AAAAGCAGGAAAAAGGTTAGATGCAAACTCCGATTTTGTATGTCGGGGTGGCATATTGACAATAAGACGTTTTAATTCGCCTTTTGCAATACGGTTTAGCTTCTCTGCGTATATTTTGTGGTGTTTTCCTTCTACAAAATCAGGCCAAACAGTCTTGACAAACGACAAAAAATCATTTTGTGACTTTTCTTGCTTGTCTAACAACGCATTTTTAAGAATATACTTTAAAGTTTGGGTATCAAGCGTCTCTAAATTGCTCATTTTTGCTCTTTTAAGTCATAAAAGTAGTTTTCGTCGTCACCAGCAGTCCATTTTGATTTATTTTCGACAGAATAATATTCTGTTGACACTTTAAAATCAGGCTGCGTCGTTTCTGACGGCGTTAATGACTTATCATAGAATATGACACGGTTATTTGGCTGTGCAGCGTAATGACCGTTGTCTAATTCTAGTATGTTAAACGATTTATGCTCCTCTGGGACCTCAGAATAAGATGTGTTTAAGGTGTTACTGTCCGCATGGCAGTTGTCAATCGTAAACAAGTATTCACCATAGTACCATTTTTTCGATGGCGCAAGGTATTTACATCTAACGCCGGAAAGCGAAGCTTTTTCTACAATAGTAAAGTGGTAACTAAACGCGTCCCACAGCTGTAGTTCTTCTAAAGGAAGATCTTGATCAGTAGGGGAAGTGACAAAAGCACTAATAGGGAGCTTATCATATAGAGCACCATATTCCGGCAGATACGTTTCAAAGTAGAGTGCTCGACCTTGGATAGATTTACAACTAATCCAAACACCTTCTACGAATTCTCCTTGTCCTTTTTTGTGATCATATAAATATTGTTTTTTAACAAACACCTTTATAGGTGGTAAGTTCGCAACTAAAAAAGCCATAAACGATTTAATTTTTTTAAAAATTTTTTATAACGTTTTTTACGAACATTGTCACTCTTAAACTTGCCTCTACATAATTCAAAGCATGCTTACGCAAAAAGGGGGGGTTGGGGGTCGTTTAGGTCCCGGGCGCCGCCTGCGACATAGTGTCACACCCGGGCAAGTTATCCACAGGTTATCCACAGGCTGTGAGTAACTAGGGTAAGTAGTGTGGCTGTCTTACCCTAGTCGAGAATTAGCTGAGACTAACCAGCTAAACCTAGTCGCTTTAACAGATAGCCAACATCACCTTGCATATGATGTAGCAACTGCATACGATTATCTTTATCTTCTGCAATCCATTCAACAATAGAATTACATAGTACACCACTTATTAACTTCCAATCCAAGCTATCCTTACGAGGAACACTTGAAATGATAGATTCAAGATCGCCAACACTAGCTTGATCCTTGGCATACTCAACCACTTCAGTAAGTACAGGTGTAATGTCTACACCCTTTACTGATTCTACTTTAACTACTTCTTTAGATTCATTAGTCATTCTAATTCTCCTTTAACTAATTGTTATAATAAAGCTATACATTACAACCCACATAATAGATACACCTATTAAGAATAATATAGCGTTCATTGTGGATAACTCTTGCCACTAATCTCAAAGACTGTGTCAGGGTTTACATTAGCCCAACGTTGAAAGCCTTCTTTAGCTCTACTATTTATCTTAAACACTAACACATAGTTAGGGTGTTCTGTTACTCTCTTCTCTTGTGTGAATCTATAGCCAAGTTTACCAAGCACACCTAGTTTAATGTGTCCTATTTGTCCATTGTTCTTTCTCCACTTACAGCTAAAGAAACCACGTTTAACAATATCTTTAAATTCATTCTTAGTCATATCTTTCTCTTTCTATTTATTAATCTACTACTATACACATAAATAAGACAATAATAAGATGACAAATTGTCGCACCCGGGCAGACAACTGGTAGCAAGATGGCAGATGTGAAAGGGTGAGGTTCAGCAAACCAGCGGGCGCCCGGTAGATAAACGTGGGAGCTTTAGGTATTGGTTGTGTTGGTTGTTAGGGAGCTTGGGAGTTTTGAGGGGCAATAGTTTTGGTATCGCCCCTGTATTGTCGACTGAACTAAAGTGACAATTAGTTTAGGACTTACAGATATAACTACCATGCCTCTTAGTTAACTATCCTTATTATACCACACCAAGAAGTTCTTTCCAAGAACGTTTACAAATATCTTGTGAATAACTCCATTCCTGTACTGTGCAGTACCAAACCATTTCATTCTATTATGATATATCATATCTCAGTAGTTCCCCGGCGCGCCCGGTGTAGTTAGTGGACAACCAGCCAACATTATGCTGGTTGGTTGTTCCAGGAGTTTGGAGTTTCCAGCAGCTCCTGCTGCCAGGCAGCACTGGCCCCAGCATCACCTGCATCTCCTGCTGCAGCTACGCAGCTGTTTAGTATATTAGTATGTACCATGCTAAAAGGCAGAAAACCGCCAATTTTACAGGTATTAATATCATTAGTCAGTCCATATTTACCTCTTCTTTCTATCATTCTACCATCAATATAGATCCGGAAGCGTGTGTTGTCAAGCCCCGCCTCAAAAAATAATAGCGGAAAACCGCAGAAAAAATTTTCAGGTTAACGGGATCGCGCCCGGGCGCCAGCTCAGCCATATCACCCCCACTTATAGGCGAGGGTGGTACTTATCGGAGTTTGGGAGTTTGCCTACTTTCAGTTACTAAACACCTCGTACATCTTGTCTAGTGTACTTCTGTTATCTGTCTGTGCCTCTTCGACTCTATCAGCATTTCGCTTCATGACAGGAACAACACTATCATAATGATGTGATATCTTTCGCAAGGTATCGTTCTGTTCTTCTAATGATTCGTTGATTCTATTTAACGCATCCACTATTGGATCGTATTTATCTTCTGGTAATACCATAATAACTCCTTTGTTTCTATTTCTGCCCCTATTATAGCATAAAGTTATCCACATGTCAATGGCAGAAGTTACCAGTCTGAAGACCAGCGGGCGCAGCGGGCGCCGGGCAACAGGCAGGAGGACATCGACTATAATTTTTGGCGGTTTTGTTGGAGTTTGGGAGTTTGGGAGCTTTGAACAGCTGCCAGAAGACCAGCGGGCGCCCGGGCTACTGGACCATGCCACAAGGACTTTGGCCTCTGGGTGGTTTTTTGACGGAGTTTGGGAGTTTCGGTGCCGTGAAAAACGTTTACGGTGCGTGTGTCTGGGTCGTATACCATAATAAATACTGGTGCTCCAGCCATACTGTGCTTGACATGCCATGCATTTTGTAAGGGTGAAATTAGTACCGTTGTGGTACCATTTTTATTACGTTTAAGCACCTTCAATTCAAGAGTAAAAAATCCTGTGTCTTTATGAAATACTACGCAATCCGGGAAACCAGGCGTAACGTAGGACTCAATACGTGATACAATAAAATTACCATCGTCTAAGTATGTCTTTAAACTCTTCCAAAAATTTGTTTCCGTCTTTGCGGGCATAATTTTTCTTACTCTTCTTGACTCTTTGATGGTACTGGCGTGATGTCTTTAGGTCCCTCGCTATCGGATTTCTCTTCGACCGATAAGACTGTGTTGGCTCCTTCTTTTTTAAACTCACCTGTTAATCCTAGCTCCTTTAATTGTCTTAGTACATCGTCTCGAGACATGTCATCAATAGACCCTGTTCTAATCTCTTTTCTCTCAACATACAATCCTGCAGCTTGTCCTCGTAACCGTTCTGCATTTATAGCAGCACTGTGTGATTTGTCTTGTAGTGCCTTCTCACGCAATCTTGCTAATTCTGTTACATGCTTATTCATTTCTACCTTGTGTGTTTCGTACAACTCATTTCTTTTCTTGTTTACTACTTCTACCACTTTAGGATATTTCTTTACATTTAATAACTCAGAAGCTGTTGTTGCAGCACGTTCAGGTTTATAGCCAGCCTGTCTTGCACACTCTGTTGGTGTTATCCTACCTTCGTTAGCAACATATATATCTACAAATATTCTTTGTCTATCTGTTAGACCATCAGCACCTCTTGGGTGTTTTAATGCCATATCACGAGTATTACGGATGGTATTACCGACCACCTTCTCTTCAATCTCCTTTAACTTGTTGTTATATATGTCTTTTTCACTCATTTTAACTCCAATATACAATAATTTGACTCTTTAACCATGAACTCGTAATACCTTCGTAATACCTGGTATCCCTTATCCCATATAGAGAATTGGCAAAAGGTATTACGGTATTGGAAGATCCCGGTAAATAAAAAAACAAAAAAACTTTTTAGCATCCAGCGCACAATACAATACCTATGGTAATACGACAATACTTCTCTTCGAATATGGTATATCGTCAAGGTATCCGCGCTTTTTCAGTGCTTGCACATAGGCATGCACGTTACTCTTTGATTTCATGTTATTCATTTGTTTCATCTCTTCATACGAAGGGGAATACCCATTTTGGTGTATAAAACCCTGCAATACCCTAAGAAAATGTGCTTGTTTAGGTGTTAGTCCTTTCTTATCACTCATAATACCTCGCCAATACCTTATTTTTCTTTTTTAAACTTACGACCTACAAAGAATACAATAAGATTTTGTATTGTATTCACAGTCACCATTAATAATAACCAAAATTCCCATATCTCCATTATTTTTTCTCTTCCAAACCTTTTGCTTCTGGATGAGACCAATATTCTTTACGAACTACATTCAACATTTCTTCTCTACCCCATTCATCTATTGCTTCTTTTGTTATAGATCTCTCCAATGTCTTTTGTATTTCTTTTTCATCATCTGTAAGTTCTATTCTTTTTGGACCCTTTTTACGAACATATGTGTGTATACGTGCCCACGTAATCATGTAATCAGATGCTTTTGGTCTTATATACCCTCTATCCGGATCCATACCAGGGTACTCTGGCGTAGGACTAGTGTCAAAATTATTAGCTATATATTCCAATACTTTATCATCACTCTCAAATTGTTTTACTATCTTCTCTACTATCACTTTGTCTTTCCATAAATTAATCTCGTACGTCTGCATGTGTCACCCTCAAATATTCTATCTTTTTTACCCATCCTTTTGGAATAGCAATAGCACCACCCCCATGGTTATCGTCCCGGTCCAAGCACCACGAACGCATAATCACAATCTTCTCATCATTATTAACTGCCATCCACCCAACCTCCTGGCATGTCGCTAAAGGTGCAGCTATAATATCTTTTATATCAATCCACCCTGTCTCCGTGTCACGGGCATCCATCCACGTCACACGCACCATTGGTACATTGTTAATGTCCATTTAACTAAGCTTAATTATTTTATCTATCCACTCACGTATCATAGGTTTACTATTATACATGGGTCTTTTAAGATCCTCACGTTGTCCACTGCCATCTTTACTGACAAAAGATAACGTTCTAATCATCGCATCTTCTTCATTTTTCGCACGTATCATATAACTAAATGTTATCTCACGTTTCGTTGTAATCTGGTATGTATGTCTTTCTTCGCCTTTTTCTACATGAAACGACTTCATGCCACCAATTGTTGTGCCCTCTGCAGGTTGTGTAAACGTCACTGCAGGGTCAACAGGATTAGATGCTGCTTCTTCTAACGCGGTTTTTGTTCTTTCTTCACGTATTTTTTGTCGTTCTTTTTGTATGTAATCCCACTCTTGTGGACGTTCTTTTATTATAGTGTCACGCAGTTCAGCGTGTGCTTTTTCTTCTGGTGTATCTAATTTTTTTTTCATCTAAAATCCTGGGTACTCTGGGCAAGTTGTGCCGTCCATTGATTCGTAATAACCAACAGCTGCATGTGCTTGCATCATTTCTATTTCGTCACCGTCAAACATCGAACTGTAAAATGCATCTTGTGCACGTTTTAGTTCATCATGAACACTGACCATTTTAACCACGGGTTTAGCTTCCATTATATTCCTACCATGTACATAAATATTTTATACACCCATATTAATAGATAAAAAGCAACATATAGTTTTATGGGAATTAATAAAAACCAAAACAATGTCCAAGTCATTTACGCACCGCTATGTACTCATAATCAAAATCGGCGTGTTTCTTTTGTACTAGCAGCAGCAGACCAGCGTCTGCCATTTTGTATACTGCATTGCCTAGTTTTCTTACACGGTCACGATCATTCGTCGGTGCTATTGGCTGCAGAAAAGGGTCACATAAGTAACCACGGTAATATGTTATTTTGTCACCTTTGTTAGATTTATTTAACCAGGTGTGTATTGCTTTTTGACTCATCATAATATTTCTTTTAATACGAAAGCTCTCGCAGGACTTGCATGACCGCACCTACAACCTTTTCACGACAAATCATGTTCTACATAATAACGCTACTTCAGTACCACCCTTGGACTCTTCAGTCAGTTGACCCTATCTTTCCACCGAGTGTGCCTTACAACTTTGTGATTGTTGTTCAGCCAGAGAGTACCAACCCATTGCAATTGTGCTGGCGTTCTCTTTCGTATGTTCGTATTATACCATTTTTAACAAAACATTACAAGAACATTATTTCGCAGATTTCTGCCGCAAATCGTGTCAAGAAAAAACTTTACTTGTCACGCCTTGTAACATATAACTAAATTCTCAACTTCATTTCACCCAGTGGACTCTCTATGCTGCTCATTCGAGCAGTGAGGGTCCCATTAACAAAAAGAACAATATGGCAACAAGAATCAGAAATATCTGGTATAAGATTAGAAAATGGTTACACTATCACCCCAATAAATATTATATGCGAGGAAAAAGTGATAAAGATATTCATGGCCATAATCATAACATCAATGCCTAATTGGCCATCAGTTAAATACCAAGGTTATTTACACCCAGACGAAGCTACGTGTTTAGAGCAAAATAAAATAATATTAGAACAGTTTCAAGGTTTCGCAAAAGCGCAAGGTGACTATGACGCACATTTTGAATCGTTTTGTTTACAAATTGAGTCATACCCTATACAAGGTTTTAACAACACATCAGCATAGTTTTCTTCTGGAGGAGAAATGAAAGACAACATAATATTATTAGTAGTACTAACTTTTATACTTAGTGTAAGCACAGCAACATTTGCCAATGACACCAACACTCAAACAAACACATCTGGCAGCAACACAAATATTACGGGTGGATACACAGCTACAACAACAAATAATAACGACGGACAAACAAACACAACTACATCAACAACAACAAATACATCTACCACTAACGGATCAGATGTACCACCACCATCTGCTAACTCACCATCTTACTCGTCCATGAGCCAAGATGTATGTAGCATGGGTGTCAGTGGATCTGTTTCTACTGGTGTATTTGGCATATCAGGGGGTAAGCATGTGGTTGACG